GTATAAGCCTATTATTCCGGGAATACCGGGTGTGGCAAACAGTCCCGGCTGACGTCAAGCAGATTGCCATACCGAACTCGCTTGAGAGGACAATTCGATGGCTGTATCTACTACCCAAAGCATTTGGCGTTCGGGCGGCGGTGACTCAACTCGCCAAGCCTATTGCGGCACCGGCGTCATGGCAGCAACTTTCTATGTTGCAAACGCGGCAGTTTCTGGCAACGTTGTTGTTGCACAGGGTCAGACTGCTGAACTTATTCTTCCTGCAAACGCCGTTGTCACGCATGTGATGATCACAGACGCGCTGGTATCCGGCACGATGAATGTTGGCTACGTCACTGTAGACGGCGCAACTAACAACAAGTCGTATCTGGCAAACGGTGCTTCTGCGGTGGCAACTATCACTCCAGGATCCACTGGCAACGGTGCTGGTCTGGGCTTGGTGATGAGTGCTACCAAGAACGTGGTGATTACAAGTGAGAGCAAGAGTGCTGCTACCGGCAACGTGGGCGGCATCATTTTCTACTACGTCACCGACTACCTGTTCGGTCAGCAGAACAACTGATAGGGGGCCGCTATGGCTATGCAATCAGACGTTCGGCCAGCCAACTGTCCTGCCGGGGCGACCACTGTCGCGTATGAGGGCCGCACCCGTTTAAAGGGCGGTTTGATTCAGTTCTCAGGTACGGCAACCGTTCTTATCAAAGACGGTACGTCAAACCTTGTGATCTTCACGGCGCCAGGCACGGCAGGTGTATCTCCGCTGAACATTCCTGATCAGGGAATAGTCTGCCGGTCTAACCTTACGGTGACCACGAGTGCAGGCGCAAACGTGACGGTGTTCTATGGCTAAGACTCCGGCATGGACGAGGAAAGAGGGAAAGAATCCCGAGGGCGGATTGAACGCCAAAGGGAGAGCCTCTGCGAAAGCGCAAGGCATGAACTTGAAACCTCCCCAGCCGGAAGGCGGCGCTCGCAAGAAATCCTTTTGCGCCAGGATGTCAGGTATGAAGAAAAAGCTGACAAGCGCCAAGACAGCGAACGATCCGAATAGTCGTATTAACAAATCTTTACGAAAGTGGAAGTGCTGACCGTGGACCTCGCATTTGTATGGAACGGCGCGTTATCGCTGTTCGTGGGCTTGTTTGCGTATATCGCTCATGAGAAGTTCTCTGAGCTTGCGCGGATCACGATCTTGTTGAACAAGACGCGTGAGGAGATTGCACGAGACAACGTCACCAAGGCGGAAGTTGACCGCATCACCGATCACATAGATCAACGATTCAATCGTCTGGAAACCAAGATAGACCAGCTGATTGAGTCACAAAGGAGAGTGTTATGAAGAAGAAGGCAAAGCGCTATCAGTCTGGTGGCGTTCTACGCGACCGATTTGGTAATCCTGTGAGATCAGGTTCTGGTGATGTGGTTAGAACTGGTTATCCAGATCGTTCGTATGATGAGCAAGCATCTGCCTCTATGACGGAAAGCAGCGACTACAGCGGTCGTCGATCACGCTCGCCTGAACCATCGAGCGCAGAAGATTCAAGCATGACCAGTGATTACATGCCGCGTAGAACATTCAAGATGCCAGACCTTGGCGGCGAGGATAGTTCTGAGACGCGCAAGATTACAGATTACATTCGGACAAGTCCTAAAGAGGACAGTGTGTCTGAGACCATCAAGGAAGAGGTCAAGGCAAAACCAAAGCCAAAACCAAAACCTCGCAAGCGTGTAAGTCAATCGTTTGGCGTGGATGAGGCTGGCATTGAAGAGCGCAGCAAAGCAGCAAAGTCAGACACTCCATACGGCAAAAGCGAGCGACTCAAGGCGCTTATGGGAACTTTCTCTCCAGAGCGTTCTTCCAAGCGTTACGCAGAATCCACTCCCTATGCTCGTTCAAAGATGGGCATGAAGTCTGGCGGCAAGGTTAGCTCTGCATCCTCGCGGGCAGACGGTATTGCTCAACGCGGCAAAACCAAAGGAAGAATGGTATGAGAAAGCGCAGAAAGTTTGCCGACGGTGGCGTGACAGGTCAGACCCAGCAGCCTACATATCCGTTCTACGGTAATCAGCCTATGGCCGGTGGTCAGAGTGGCGGCATGAATCAGACGTTCAACATGCAGCCGCAAGCCATGTCAGGTCCAAACGATCAGATGACGCAGCGCTTTGCCAAAGGTGGTCAGGCAAAGGTAGGCAAGGTCATGTCAGAGTTCAAGTCCGGCAAGCTGAAGAGTTCATCCGGGCAGAAGGTAACCAACCCCAAGCAGGCTATTGCTATCGGGCTATCCGAGGCTGGCCTTTCCAAGAAAGCTAAAGGAGGCGAGATGAAAGAGTCAAAGGCAATGATGAAAAAAGAGGTGTCCTTCATGAAAAAGAAGGGTGCGCCCAAGTCTATGCTGAAGCATGAGATGGCAGAGGCTGGCATGAAGCACGGCGGCAAGGTCAAGAAGATGGCTTCTGGCGGTTTGGCTGCGGGTCACAAGTCGGCAGATGGCGTTGCACACAAGGGCAAGACCAAGGCTATGCAAGTTAAGATGGCCAAGGGAGGTGCAACCAAGATGCGCAAGGGCGGTTACTGCTGATGATGTCATCTCGCGGCATGGGCGATATCGCCCCTAGCAAAATGCCAAAGGCGAAGAAAAAGTCTCGCCGGGACAACACCGACTTCACGCAGTACAAAGAAGGCGGCAAGGTGAACGCTGCTGGTAATTACACCAAGCCAGAACTGCGTAAGCGGATCGTGGCGCAGGTAAAGGCAGCGGCTACTCATGGCACTGGTGCAGGGCAATGGTCAGCCCGCAAGGCACAGCTAGTGGCCAAGAAATATAAGGCAGCAGGAGGAGGCTATCGTGGCTAGCAAGTTTCCAGATTTGACCGGCGACGGCAAGGTAACGCAGGCAGACATTTTGAAAGGTCGCGGCGTTGAAGGCATGAAGAAGGGTGGTTCCACAAAAAAGTGGATCCAGAGCGCGATCAAAAAGCCGGGCGCCCTACGCTCTCAGCTTGGCGTAAAAGGCGACAAGCCGATACCCGCTAAGAAGCTAGCCTCTGCTGCCAAGAAGCCTGGGAAGCTAGGCCAGCGTGCGAGATTGGCACAGACGTTGAAGAAGATGAAGTGAGAGTGTGATGCCGGGTCAAGGTATAGCTCCTTACGGTTTTCGTTACGCTGAAAAACTAAGTGATCCTATTGAAGTTAAAAGAAAAGGATATTTTGGAAAACTACCCGCAAAAGGCGGTAGAACATCCACTGAAATATCAGTTAGTGACGAGAAAGGGAATAGCTACCCTTTGCTTGTACCTGGGTTGACGAAGGCAGAAATAAAACGACTGTTGGACGATAAAAAACCAACAGATGCTATGTATGATAAAGCCGAAAGACATGCGGCAAAACGTAAAGCGGAAGGTAAAAGTCCGTTTGCAGAAGATTCAGAGTTGCGGTATCCATTACCAGAAATGAAAAAAGGCGGCAAAGTGTCTTCTGTTTCAAAACGTGCAGATGGAATAGCGCAACGTGGTAAAACACGAGGCAAAATGGTATGAAAGCACCGCAGCAGAGCCTGAAAGACTGGGGCGAGCAGAAGTGGCGCACAAAGAGTGGCAAGCCATCGTCGAAGACTGGCGAAAGGTACCTGCCGGAAAAGGCGATAAAAGCGTTATCGCCGGCAGAGTACGCAGCGACGACAAGGGCAAAGCGGGCAGGAAAGAAAGCGGGCAAGCAGTTCGTGAAGCAACCCAAGAGCATAGCTCAGAAGACGGCGAGATTTAGGTAATGGCCTACACCACCTCTACGACGGACTTTAACCCGACGGTCAATGAGATCTTCGAAGAAGCCTTTGAGAGATGCGGGCTGGAGATGCGTACGGGCTATGATTTCCGCACAGCTCGGCGTAGTCTGAACTTGTTGCTGACGGAATGGGCTAATCGTGGCATCAATTTGTGGACTATTGAATCTGGAACAATCCCGCTTGTGCAGGGGCAGATAACCTATGATCTACCTGTTGATACCGTGGATCTACTTGAACATGTTATTCGAACCAATCCTGGGCAGATCGGTACGCAGTCAGACATCAACATCAACAGAATCTCCGTCTCCACTTACGCGACGATCCCGAACAAGCTCACGCAAGGCCGCCCGATCCAAGTCTGGGTGAACCGCCGCAGCGGGCAGACAAGTGATGCGCCCGGCGCTACACAGCAGAATCCGCAGATCAACGTATGGCCAAGCCCAGATCAGGGAACGGCACAGACACCGTATTACTACTTTGTGTACTGGCGGCTGCGCAGGATGTTTGACGCAGGCAACGGCGTGAATGTGGAAGATATTCCATTCCGTTTTCAGGAGTGCCTGATCTGTGGTCTGGCATACCGGCTG